GCCTTGCGGAGTGTAGCCCTGCGAGAAGTCGGTGCGCTTGGTCGCCATGCGCACGTCATGGCTGTAGAACAGCTGCTCGATCCACCGGGCCTGCTCCATGGTCAGGCCCGAAGTCTCGACCTCGTACAGCTTCTCGTTCTGCTGGTTGTAGAACGTGGAGATGCGGTTCGTCACAGCGATCGAGCGGTCAACCTTGGGCTTGTGCGTGGTCACTGCCTGGAGTGCGCAGCACTCGAAGCAGTTGAACGCATTACGGAAGTACAGCGTGAGGTTCGGCTCGCAGTCCTGCACATAGAACGTGAAGGACCGGGCGCCGACCTGGACGCTGCAGGCCAGCGGCCTGATGTGTTCCCTCACCCAGCCGTGGGACTCCACGGCATCGAGCATCAGCTTCATGGTCACCTCGATCCTGGAGATGGTGTCGATGGTGCTGATGGAGTTTTGGGGAGAGTACTGGAACACCCGTGGCTCGGCGTCATAGACGCTGGCCACGACACGGAAGCGCACGGACTCTTGGGAGTACGCCTTGCGGTAATAATAGAGGAACTCGGTCGCCCCCGGCGCCATGAGTTTCCCTTCCATCGTGGTGAGGAAATTGTTGCGTAGGAACTCCTCGGTGTCGCCGGTGAAGTGCTGCTCCAGATAGACCGCCTGAAAGGTGGCCAGTGTCTGGGTGGATCCGTTGTGCTTGGCCCTGAGCGTGAACGAGCGCAGGGCATGGCTGCCCTGACGCATGTAATACTCGACGACCGAACGGATATCATGGACAATGATATTCCTTTGATACGGGATGTGGGTAGCCGAGAATACCGTGGTACCGCCCGAGACGATTGACACGACGGCCTCGTTGTCGTCGCTCGTCGAGAGGTCGATATCGGGTATTTGCGAGGAGAACATCAGTTCTCCGAGTTGGGTGTTCAATGTGACTGACATATTCTATCGATTTTAGTTTTGTGCAAAATTAGATGTGTGCCGTGGTATGGCAAAAGACAACGAAAAACACATCCATAGCATAGTTTTTCCAAAAAAACACTAACTTTGCCAAATCAACAACTAAATCACGATTGCTATGACACGATTCATCAGAATAACCGTCTCATTATTCCTGCTGGTGGCATTTGGGGTTGGAGTCGCAACGGCCCAATCTGTAAGGCAACCTATCACGGTAACAGGACAAGTTTTTGATGCTATAGACGGAAAAACAATTATTGATGGTGCATCTGTGAGAGTTAAGGACTCTGAAAAAGGCATTGTAACTGATTCCGAAGGCAAATTCACAATTGATGCCGCTTTGGGTGATACGCTTGAAGTGATACTTTTCGGATATGGGAATACAGAAGTCATTGTTAATGACGATGTGCTCAATGTCTTTATGACTATGAATGTTTGGGAATGCCCTTCTGTAACTAAAGGCATCGTTAAGGATTATAACGGTAAGCCCATTCGTGGAGCCACAGTTACATTATCACCTTCAGGTGAAAGCACTGTCACCAATAAAAAAGGTAAATTCAAATTCGATACAGAATTACGGGACAAAATGATAATTGTAGAGTGCCCTGGTTACGAGACATTTCGAGGAGCTATCAGTGGAAATACTTTTAATATCATGCTTGATAATAATCTTGACAATAATAAATTGTCAGGAGTCGTGCTTGACGAGGAGAATGATGAACCCTTAATTGGTGCAACCATAACAATAAAGGGCACAAATAGAGGTGTCGCTACAGATGTAAACGGTAAGTTCAAAATATCCGCTCAGAAAGGGGATGTCCTTGAGGTCAGCTATATTGGTTACTTAAAGCAAACGAAGAAAGTCACGATCAAGAAACCAATGAAAATCAAGTTGAAACCAAATCCAAATTTCATTATCTGCCAATAAGGTTATCTGTTCATATTCATTGACAACACAAGAAAAAGCCGGGCGTTCCCCATCGATGGGGCGTCCGGCGCCGGTTCCGATCGGTGGGCGATCTTCTCGCCCACCTGCGGAACGGGAGGCCTTAAACCTCGTGCCCGATGTACTCGCTCAACTCCTTGAGGATGCCTTCGATGTCCTCGGCCGTGCTGTCATCGGCGAATGTCCATGACCTGCAGGCCTTGGCGGGCGGCTCGCCTTGGTGGGCGAACACCGTCCACCATGTCATCACCTCACCATCGCATCGCACCAGCGTATTGGTGAGCTCTTGATTTTTTGCGGTGGGCGGGGCTGGCCTCGCCCACCTGTTAAACTTATACTTACTTGTTCTCGGCCTTCTTGGTGCTGCGCTTGCGGCTCTTCTTCTCGGGCTGAGGCTCGGGCAGGCCATCACAGATGGCTACACGCTTGCCTGCGCGGACTAATTTTGGTAAATACGTATCGAGGCTGTGGGCGGGGAATGCTGCCTGACGCTCGGTGATGTCCTTCGCCTGCGTGCGGGTGAGAACTATGCCCAAAATCTCGCTAACGGCTACCGCATCATCATCAAAACTCATGTAGAACTCATCAACGCGGAACAACAAAATCGCATCGGGGTGCTTGGCCTTCATCTCGACCCACTGACGGGCCAGCGGCGAGGGCTCGCCCACCACCTCGGCGGTGGGCTGGCTCTCCTGCTCGGGGGCTGCGCTCGCCTCCTGCTGCGGCTGGCTCGCCTTCACCTCGGCCATCAGCTTGTTATAGATGGCCTTCGGGATCACTGCGCCAGTGCGCTTTCTAAGGATGAAAGCGTAACGTAAATTATGTAAATCTCTGCATAAGTTGAGTTATGATACGTTTCCCATTATGTAAAGTTATTAATAAAAGCACCTCTATCTTTGATGTTTGACAGAGGTACTTTACAATTTAAGTTTACATAATCATTGTTACTTTAAAGACTGCAACCAGTCCAATAGAGCGTTATCTCCTTTCCATATTGGAGAAGGGATAATATCGGGATTGGTCTTTGAGTAAACCTCCTCAAGAGCTTTTCTTTTCATTTCGGTGTCTGCTTTTGCATAATGTTCAGTTGTTATAATGGACGCATGCCCCAATAAGTCTCGTATGTGCCTCAAAGAGACATTGGCTTTCAATAGATTCATTGCTTTAGTATGCCTAAGGCAATGGCAACTCAAATGCCCAGGCATCAGTTCGGGATTTTCCTTATGAGCCATATCGACATATTTATCAAGGATGTATCTCATGCCAGCTCGAGTCAGTTTTTCCCCTCGTGCATTTGAGAACAAGACCTGAGATAGATTGTGCCCAATATCCAGCCCGTAGTCTGTCATATAGCGCTTTAGGATGTTGGCTTGTTTGCTGATCAACGGAACAACTCTTATCTTTCGTCCCTTTCCAGTGATAACCGCTGTATATGGTTCGACATCAAGGCGGACATCACTAACCCTCAGGTCAATGATTTCCTGCACCCGGGCGCCCGTATCACAAAGCATCGCTAAAATTGCCAAATGGCGCCGTCCCATTTTGGAAGATGGATCGGGCTGTTTCAGGAGTAATTTCACGCCCTCTGGCGAAAGATACTTCATGCGTGGTGAGTTGTACTTGGCCATTGGAATGGCTAGGATTTTCTGCCATTCTCCTATATTGTCAACATCCTCATATTGAAGATACTTCACAAAAGCACGGATGGCGCAAAGCCTATGATTCCTAGTGTTCATACTACAGTGTCTCTTTTTCACAAGCCATATCAAAAAATCCTGGATCCTAAGCTTCGTTATATCCTCCAGTTTTATTTTATTGGAGGGGATGCTCAGTTCATCACGATAGTATTTTAGCAGCAACACAAAGGTGTCACGATAAGAACATATCGTCAAGCGACTTGCATTTTTCTCGTGTTTGAGATATACCGTAAGGTATTTCTCAAGCATCCGGTGAAATTGGTTCGTTTTCATAATCATCTAACATGGGATATACTTCAGACATAAGATTTGACGACTTCGTCACGATCTCGGGGAACTCTGCCTCGGTAAGATGTATGTAGTACTCAGTTGATGAGATGTGCTTATGGCCTAAAACTGCCGCCAGCGTCGCCAACGCAGAAAACATCTCCATCCCGTTATCGATCATCTGTTTTATCGAATGGACTGCAAAAGTATGGCGTAGATCATGCACGCGAGGGCCAAAGCCATCACCGAGATACGGGATTCCACATCGTTTAAGAAGATCCAGGAACCAGTGGTAAACTGAGGCATAGGATAAAGGTTTACCGTTGTTGCGGAGAAAAAATGCATCTTGGTTTGCCTCACCAGTTGTTTTTAGGATCCGTTCCCTGACACCCAGATAATCTGTCAGCACATTTTCCAGACTGGCACACATTGGCACGACGCGTTCATGGCCATTTTTTGAGTGGCGGATGACAATGACTTTCTTGTCAAACTGGACATCGGATAAGGTGATGCGTATCGCCTCACCCAGCCGGAGTCCAGTGCTGTAGATTGTCCTTATCAGAGGGGGAAAAGCATTTAAGCTTGAGTTGTTTTTCACAGGCCCCGCATGAGAAAGATTGACAGACTCCTCGAACATCTTTTCGATTTGGGATCTTTTGAAAATGTATGGTGCGAAGCCTAATCGACAACCAGTCTTCGCTGGATTTGATGCGATGTAGCTTTTAATACCGAGGGACTGCATGTATCTGGCAACCCCAGCCCAAGCGGAGTACTTATGGCCTATCGTCACAGGAGCATCATTTACACGTGTCTGCCTCCAGCGCTCTATGAGCTCTTTTGTGATTATCGGTTCGTTATGGCCGGTCTCAATCAGGAACTTGTCAAACTGAAGGAACATATACTGATAAGCATTCACCTTCTGTCCAGCTGCCTCTTTGAGTTTTATGTAACCCGCAAAATAAGGGGCAAGCACTGATTTGTATTGATATTCTCGTTTCATAAGTATAAGTTTTTGTTATAAAATGCCAGTTCCACAGGCGCCACAGGTAATGCGCTTTTCATTATCGTTGTGATGTCCGTTCCCAAGTAGTGTTTTGTGGAGTCCGTTGATGAATGCCCCAAGATGGAGGATATGGTGGGTAATAAAGCACCATTTCCCAGCAAATTTGTCGCCAATGAGTGACGCATGGAATGAGCGCCCTTTTGGCGGTCACCAGTATGAACCTTGGATCGGCGGATTATTGCTCTTACAACATTACATACGATTTTAGAACTCACCGCTTCATCAAAAGGAGCTTGTGCCCGAAGAAAAACTTTTCCTGTTGGTCTGTATTCCTTGGGGCGAGCATATCTGATGTAATCCACAATGGCATTTCCAACGTCTGTTAATAGTGGCAATGTCAATATTTTCTCAGTCTTGTGCTGGGTGAACTCAATAATGCCCTTATCCCATTTTATGTCCGTCAGTTGAAGCTGAGCTATATCCTCGGAACGCATACCCAACCTTGAAGCCAACAAAAACATGGCGTAGTTGCGTTTACCGACGTTGTTGTTCCTGTTAACACTTTGCTCAATTTTGTCTATTTCTTCCCTGGTGTAAGTCGCAGGGATTTTCTTGTACTCTCGTTTGGGTATTTGATCGATTATAAGAGCAAAATTGACAGGAAGAACGTCATTGTCATATAAGTAGGCCAGAAACAAACGAAAACAAGTGATTCTGGCCCGACTATGGCTAGAGATGTAGTCATACAATAAATCTAAAGAAATTTCTTTCACATCAGTAACTCTACGCTCGATACAGTACTTATAGAATGTTACCAATCCAGATGTGTACGTCTCAATCGAGTGAACAGATAATCCTTGGCGTCGTTTGTGGTCAATAAAATCTCTAACGTATTGGCCAAACTCCCCATCAAGTCCATACTCTGTGGTCTTGGCGTCATATCTGCATCGAATGTATCCAAGAGTCAGATAATCATCAAGAAATCGGATGTACCGTTGCTGTGAGTCGTGCCATAGCTTGCAGTGCTCACTTGTAGAAAACAACTCCTGAAGTAAGGATTTACCCACCTCAGGAGAATACTCACTAATCCCATGCAGTTCCATGTATGGGACCAAACAACGCTTCCACATGGATCGGACCTGTTTCAGATAAAGTTTGCTATACCCTTTATCGACCATGTGCTTGAAGCATTGTTGCATTAGTAAATGAATGTCTCGTTTCATACCAATGTTTATTAAGTTAATAATGCCAATTATGTAAACTCGTTATGTTTACTGATTGTTAGACTTAATTGTGGAATAAGGGTTTGCAATAGTCAAACTGATACGACTTCACATAATAGGAAACTTATCATAACGTAAAGCCTTCAAAGGCTCGGAAAAGTAGAACTCGCCGCTTTTCACACTGTCCTCACTGCGGTACACATGCCACATCATTGCACCACTCTTTACCTCGCGCTTGCTTGCTAAAATCAGATTTGCCATAATCGTAAAATTTTGAAAATGAATATATAAGGAATTAAAAACTATCTACATACAGGTAAACATTGCAGTAACTCACCTGCAGGCCTGCGGCCATGGCCATGTCTGCGGCCTGCTCGCTGGCCTCGGCCTCGCTGCGGGCATCCACCTCGAAGGTGTGGCTCTCATTGTCGAAGTCCACCACCACCCTTTTTACCTTTTTGGCTCTCAGCTTGTTCGGGAGAACCCAGGAATGATATGTTAAAAGAAGCTGTCATAATTAATTGATTTTTAGATGTTAATAATCATTGTCTCTGTTGTCGCGTATAACCTTTTTACGGTGCTAATCAAGTAAGGGCTGCTAGTGATACGCCTGCAAGGCTTGACCGAAATAATCCATCCTTCAGGACGGGCCAAATTTTATGCGCAGCGTCAAATTTTGTGGATTATTTCGAGGCAACTGTGCGTGGCCTTGCAGTATCACGATGCCCGCTAACTTTGCGCCGGAAAAAGTTATACACCCAGCGACGACGGGGGCAATGTCACATCAGAAAATCATCATGGCGGCTTCCCATATCAATTCCTCTCCCGACATGTAGAGAGGCAAAATCAAAAACGAAGCAAGGAGGGATCGCCCGCCACGGGCGTTTCCCTCCTTTACCGATGAAAAAGCGGGCCATCGCTGACCCGCTCAAACATTTGAATGGTATGATACTATTAGTAAGTCATATTTTCGGAACGTGCCACAAGTCAATGCTTTTGCCGACTTGAACAGCGTACTTCTCATCGGCGAAGGTTTCCTTGATGGCATCAAGCGCGGCTTGCGGAACTTCGCTGCAACCTTTCACATAGACGCAGAACATCATCTGGTCTCCAGGATATGATTCATCGACCACTATTGATACGACAGTGGCCGCCAGTTCAGGGATGGTCTTATTTCCCTTCTTGGGCGGCATGAGTAGTCTGCCCGTTCCACCTCCGGCCACATTCAGAGAGTATTCATCGATGACGTGTTCCAGCATCTGTAAGATACGTTCTGCATTGCGTTCCTCTCCCTGTGTTTTGATGATTATGACGTTGCCACAGAGCTTGAATTCTCCTACGTGGAGTTTCTTACGAATTCTCTTTTTCATTTTCTTTATTGATTACTCAGATTTGAAATCCTCTACTTTATTCTCGTTTTCCGACATCTCTACTGTCTTGCTCCGTGCATTGACCATCGTTTCTGAAACCCAAATAATTTGTCCTCGTTTATGCGTGTAAAATGAAGACGATAGCCGTTTGAAATGTCCCTTTCGGAAGTGTGGGCGCATTGCACCCTTGACCGTTTCAGTAATTTTATCAGACGTTCCCAACTGAACGCTACGGTCTTTATATCGATAGGTGTTGCTGTTATTCGTATCAGGCACACCTTCGTGAACACATTCGGGAAAACACCTCATGTAAGCAAGAAGGTTGACGGCCAATGTAAAATCTTTAATTAGATTCACAGAGTATTCGTCAGACTTTTCTTTGACTTCGTTATATTCGCTCTCGTGTAATTGTCCAACACCAGATTCACCACAATAAAGCAAAGCAAAAGTACCATCGTGCAAGATGACAAATGCGAAAACATAGCCATCAGTTTCATAGGGAATATGAAGCGCTAAATCGTATCTAACCCATTCTAAATCCTTACCAAGTTCTGGGTCGGCAGTTCTCTGTTCTTCTCCTTCTTCTTTCAGATATTGCTTAATGCCTTCCATGTCTTTAATTGGAAGATCATCGCGCAGAAAATCACGCAGTTCTTTTTGTTCAAACCAAACATGTAAGATTTCCTTTTTATAGTCTTTTCGCCAAAAGTTCAGCGTAAGATATTCACTTTGTCTAACCATGGGGTTCGGTTGAGAGTCAGCAAATAACCTTGCGTCGCGATAAAAGCTCCTCATATCAGAACTCTTCTTCACCTTGCACCATGTCTTGTACATTTTCCACATTCTGCGGAGCGGGATGCTATATGGGACTTTTGTTGCCATAAGTTTATAATTAGAAGTCGATATGCTGATTATTTAGCCTGCAGGTTGTCCTTGACGAAGGACGCTATAAACTTCTCCAGTTCTGGAGCTTTTAGAATCTTGATGTGGTTGGCCAAGCCAATGTAGAATCGGGCGAGACCTTCAACTTGATAGATGTTAGTGTCGAAGTACCAAATGTTGTCATCGCTGTGAGGCTTAATGAATTCCTTAGACGATGGGAACTCCTCAATGAGGAGGTTCTTGGCAAAGAGGTCTAGCTGGAGCGAGACAGGGATAGGTTTAGTGCCAGACATGTGGAAGACATCAACATTGATTTTTTTGTGGGCTGCAGTATGTGCCCAGGGCTCATTCTCGAGAATCTCGACATAGCCGATGCGGTTGATTTTGAAAACACCGTTTTCGAGTTTCTTTCTGTCATAACACATGACCAGGCCATCCTCGGGTTTGACATCGTAGGCCTCCACAAGACGGTCAGCGACTTTGCCGCTGTGAGAGGATGAGTAATTGTGGAGTACCACGCACTTTTTCTGGCTGCAAGCATGCTGCAGCAGAGAGATGGCGGCCGCCTGGTTCTTCTTGGTGAAGACCTTGCGGGCGATAAGTTGCAGGCGAACTGTCTCAGGCATTTGCCTGGACTCTGCGTTGACACGCAGATAAGCTGTATTGTTAAGCTCAACAACCCTATAAGGATGCGGGTCTACATGGATGGCCACTACTCTATTCTCATACAGCGGCTCGATACGAAGGTACGGTAGCGTGTCAATGCCGAAGTGTTTCTTGGCGGTGTCCTGGACATAGCGCAGGTAAGAGTCGATAGAAGTTTGTTTGAGAAACTTCATATCGTTCTCCAGTCCTGTCACATAGCCTTGGTCGTTTACACCTAGATAGAGCACACCGCCGGTAGTGGAGTTCAGGAACGCGCAGACGCCCCTGAGTACATTCATGTTCTGAGCGAACTCGTCGGGCTGCATATTGTTGTTCGACGGATAGATCATCGAGGTCTTGAACTCCTGCGTTCCGCTCTCGATGCCGAGGTAGGTTCCACCATCAGCCTCAAGGTCGGCATCATTCTCTGTCTCGATGGAGAGCGTTTTGATAATCTCTCGCTTGATGACGTTCAATGCGGACCCCGATAGGGTGTCACGCATCGCATTTGATGTCTGGATCAGTCTCGCCAATCGTGACAGCATCGGTTGCGATTCCTTGAATTGCTGGACTGCAGACGAGAGTTTTTCTGACTCGTCTTTGCGCCCATACTCCTTGAGCAGAGCGATTACCTCCAAGCGGATTTGGGTTGATTCGGCATCTTCATACTCATCATCAGGAGTGAGCTGGATATCCTTGATGTCGCTATTGGCGACAAAATCAACGAGAGCGCGAAGGTATGTGCGGGCAAAGCGCAGGTATGATGCCGATAGGTTATCGCCGATCATCTCTGCCATGACGCTAGCGTTGGCTAGAATGCAGAAGCGCTCTGACGGTTTTAGCAGGGTTCGTTGGTAGCCATACATCTGCCTTAACAGAAGCCTGATAATTACGGGACTCATTTCGCTCGTCTCTATCTCTGGCTTCGCATATACGGGTGGTTGGGTTTCCTGTGCATAGGCTCTCAGGCAATCATGCCTAACGGTTTTCTCGTCAAAGCGTTCATTTGAAAGCCTCAGCACCCAAGCATCTATCTTGCCATAGTATTTGCCCTGGGCATACTTCAAGCCCGACAAGATGGCATAGTCGCCCCGGCTGAACTCCTTTGAGTTGGGTGTATAAAAGGCGATGCCAAATTCATTGATCCAGCCGTAGTAGCCTGGTTTTTCGTCAATCAGCTTGGCAAGGAACTCGTCATTCTCTTCTTCAGAACGTTTCGTGTCCTCCACAAAGAAGGTGACGAGTTGTTTCTCTATGCTGAAGGTCGGGCGGTCTATATTGGTGATTGTCGCCTTCAGATAATCTCCGACGGCGAAGTATTCATAAAGCGTGTTGGTATAATAGTATACCAGGCTTGATCGCTCGAACACAATGGGCCCAGATAGGTTATTGTAAGATGGGTCTGTAGTCTCCACATAGATGATGCCTTTACTAAGGTCAACGTGGTTGACACGTACAACCACCTCGTCGTTCTCAAAGTAACGCTTTAATGAGTTGACGGGTTTTGGCACCACGTTTTGAACCTTGTACTGAAGCTTGATGAAGTCCTTGATGTATTCCTCGATCTTCTGCAGCTGGGATTCATGGCTCTGCTTGAGTTTTTCAGACGACAGGCTTCGAAGTGTTATGCCGATGCCGGTATCAAGTGAATTGGCGCCGTCTTTCATGATCTTCTTGGCGCCACTTGACGATTCGTGTGTCAGGAAAAGGCCATCGGCCGAAATGTACGCAGTGCCGTATTTCGTGAAAATCATCGGTTTCTTACGCGGAGCACCGAAGGTCACGAGTTTAGCAGCGTTATAAGCAAAAAGTTCGGTACCGATCTTATCGATATCCTTCCAGCTAAAGCCCAAGTTGGTGATTTCTTCATGCCTTAACCTTCTTGTTGCAGCCCAAATGGTAGAGTCAGAGAAGCGGGGATTCAGCAGTCGCAGCACTCCCATGAATGCGATGTAGGCAGGGAGTGCCAGATCGTGCTTCCCATCGACAAGAAGGTAGGTGGCCAGCAGGGATGCGTTGAACATCAATGTATTCCTGTCAAGGTCATCTTCGTAGATGGGTTTTGAGGCGATGCTGTTCAGCAAATCCTCTACCCTAGCTCGCAGTAGTTCTATCGTTGTTTCGAAGAACGAGTCCTTTTTGGACGGATTTGAGGCACACTCTGCCAGATAGCTTTGCAGTTTCTCAAAGTTATCGTCGATATACTCTTTCCTAAGATCCAGCCACAAAGGCGTTTTATTGTTGTCGGCCATAATGCTGTTGTTTTGCGGTTATTGTGAGAATGCTAGAATTAGTTCTATGATTGTTCATCATCAGAATCCCGGTCAAACACACCAGGAATATCTTCTGCTACTCCAGCGGGGCAGATATAATAATGCTCGTAGAGAGGTACATCTTTATAATGGTGCTTGAGATTATGCTCGGCTATCTCGCGCGAAGCGAATGTAGCACAGCAGTAGTCGCTGCCATCAGCTTCTACACATCTGATTTCGTATTTCCTTTGATCATTCATTTTTCGTACATTTCTTGAAGTTCTGAGTAGAAGTCGATGAGAGAGCGGCGCAGATTAAGGTCATCGACGGGGATATCTACGTTCTTTATCTGCACGATGCACTCCGAGAGAAAATCGGTCGGTGACGTCCGGAACGAGGATAGCCAATGGCGCTGAGTCCTATTATGCGGGAAATCGCCATAGCCGAGGTGCTCCCAAAGGGCATAGATGGGCGTTTTCAGCGGCTCTAGCTTGGCGGCAACGGAACGGTTGAGGTCTCTGGTCATACCCAGAGTCCTCACCATCTTGTCCTGTTGCTCGCATATCGAGGCGACAAGGACTTTTAGCTGTTCCTTGCTCGGTGCTTCGTCCATCGTTAAGGCTCGGGATGGTTGGGGGTGATTTTGAAGGTAGCGTTGCCGGTGTAATCCAGGAAGTCTTCAAAGGTGGGTTCATCACCCACTTCATTTATGGCCTTGTCGGCTAATTCACATTCACATCCGACGACATCATAAAATCCCTCACCTTCAAGATCCTCTAACTCTTGAACGTCAGTGGCAATCAGGATATGGAGGGTTTTAATTGCCTTGAAGTCCTCCATCTCTAGGGAGCCAAAAGGATTGTTCTCGTCAACGTAGGTGTCCCAATCAGGGAAGAATGCATCGAGGTTTTCTGCATCAAGATCAAATTCGATCTCGTCCAATTCCCCGTTATCAAACAGATCCATCCAGTCCCAGAAGTTTTCGACTGTAATCACGATGGTCTCCTTATTTGCTCTTGTCAATAACATAGTCGAATGCCGTTTATTGTTAATATTCTCTAACGTATAATTCAAAATTTGAACGATTGGATTTACAAGTTATGTGACCCACTTGGATTGGCGGGCCACAAAAGCCCGATGCTACTCTCTGCTAAATGTCTCGGCTATATTCCGAGATATGAAGAGAGATGATGAGCTGGCAAAGGTAGTCATAGGTGAAGCGTGTATTGGCTGCGCCAATGAGCTTCTCCAGCTGTTCTTTGCTTTGGGCGTTTGCTCCTGTGAAGTATTTCCCTGTAGGGGTCAGCAGAAAGTCAATGGCGTGCATATTCGGATAATAACGATCCAGCGTTACTAAATCGTTAAAATGCACACGGTCGGCATCCCTTACCCAGCAGAGCACCTCAAAAAACTTGTAGTAAGGATTCTGAGTGATACACTCTTGTGCAAAGTGCAGGATAGCCTCCATCAACGGCTTGTTGCCGATGACTTTCTCAATCTCCGTTGCTCCTTTCAGATAAGCCCACTGCTCATCATTCAGGTCATACTTAAACTTGAAAATCTCGTTCATAATCAATACTTGATTAATTGTTTATTAAATAGTAGCAGCTTGTTCTGCTATTATCAATTATTGCTGCTGGAATAACGACAATAGCAGCAAAAAGAATAATTAGTATCACATATATTGTCAAGTTGAGCTTAGGAATCTTTTTGTTATTCCGGGAACTTGAACATTATTATCAAGGATTCAACAAGTTCATCTGTTCTGGTTTTGATGTCCTCAATAGTCCATGATTCTTTTGTGGCAATATCACGATTTATTTCAAGCCCGTTTTTATAACCTATAAAACGTTGACCGTCCTTGCTTCGCCGGTCACGTTTTTCCTCAAATGACTTGTTGCCAAGCGTGCTATTATAACCTGTTATTGTGAGATTGCCAATCTTATGGGTGTACTCTTCCAAATACGTTTTTGCAAGGTCTTTGTCTCCGTTGGCAATCATATCGACCCAACATTGAGGTATGTTTGCTCCCTCTGGGAAGATGTGCTCAATGGTCCATACAAATACATTCTTATCATTTCGACGCCAAAGATCAGTCCATGTCTCTTGCGTCATAGCAGATTCTGCTAATTTACACAAAATGTAGCGAGTTGCACCGACATTATCCTTATAGACATCTCCTTGCAAACTCTTTCGGAACTGCTCATCAGAAGCACAATTATCAGATAAACTCAACGTCTCTATTATTAGCTTTATGACATCATCTCCAGTTGATTTATTTTCTTCGATCTTGTCAATGATATCCATGAAAATTCTCGTCAAATCTCTCGTGTTAGGATAGTCTGTGAGATTTCTTCTGACGAAATATTTTGTAAGTGCCTGGATAAGTTTATTGATTTGCTCTTCGTTTATGTCCAGTTCTGCTTTGTTTCTCATAAGATACATGAGAAGCAGATAGGATGGAGCGCCTTGAATGTGGTCAAGATCTTCCAACGCTTTGCGGTAAGTCGATTCTGAGTTATCTTGAAGAATAAGCCACGAATAAATCTTTCCGCAAAGTAATATGTCATCAAGGAAAGAAGGCAGATCTTTGTTGATTAAGTTCTCAAATATATTCAGCAAGTTGGAGCGTGTAGCAATGACGCCAAGAGGATCTTTCTTCCTATCGTTGTCATTTTGGAACGGCTCGTTCAATCGGTGCTTGAACGCATTATAATACTGGCGGAAGAAGCGCTCTTGAATGCCATAATTGTCTGAAAGGTTTTCTAATAAAATCTGCCATCGGTTAAAGCAATCATCAACAGTAAGATTGTTGTTTTCAGCTCTCGCCATAATAAGATTCTTCATAAGATCGATAGCCGTCAAAGGAGTACCGCGGTTGTTGAGAGATTCAAACAATACGTAAGCATCAGAATGTGTTGATACCTCAATCTTCACCAGCATGGCCTGCTTAACCTTGTTGAATTTTCCCAACAGGAAATTGATGGCTTGTTCTGTTTCCATTCCCTCCTTCTCCTTATCTAAGCGATCAAGGAAATAGTTAAAGCACCTGCCAATCTTTCTTAAATGAAAATAAGTATGCCTTGAAGCAGTTGCCTTCCTTAGGCCCAACTTGTGCATTAAATAGTCAAAATCGTCCTTATTATGGTTCTGTACTTGCGGAACCAGTTTCATTTCGTTGGGCGAATTTTTGCTTTTCAATGATTTTCTCAATGACGGCAGAACATCTTCATCGTCTTCGCTCATGTCGTCCTTATATTTCTTAAGCAGAGAATATATAGCCGACAGCAACAAACTAATAGTTGTCAAACGTTGTTGGCCGTCTATAACCTCCATATATGGTTTTATTGTGTCACCAAGCGGTATGCAAATAATCGAGCCTATAAAATACTCATCATTATTTTCGCTGATGTCATCATATAATGCTTCCCACTCGCGATAGCTCCAAGTATATTCTCTTTGATACTTTGGGATAGTGTAATAGAAATTCCCATCAGCAGATAGGATCTCATAGATGTGATATTTATTAACGCTTTGTATCATATTGATTTGTCAAAAAATATTGCAGTTGCTGTTTAAGCATTCATTCTGACCTGGAGATTAATCTTCAAGTAATACTTGCCATTCTCTTTATATACCCAACCGAAGAAGAATTTCTTTTTTGGATTAGGCTTAGGATAGCCTGGATTGTTTTCATCTTCACTTGTCGCAGGCTGCTCAAGGTAAGTAGAATTCAGCAAGAAGTTGAGGAACTGGTTTTGTTCGTATATATGATAGCAAACGACATCTCCATCATCTTTGACTATAATCTGCCCACCAGTTGCATCATAAAAGCCAGTCCAGACTGTCTCTGGGGTCATGCCCATTGCGGCATCTTGAAGAAACTTCTTTATTTTATACTCATAGAACGGCCATCCTTGTGACAAATCAAATTGCATTGGATTCGTCTCTTGCAATAAAGTAACACAACGATTGAGTTTCTTAATGTTTCTTCTATATCGAACCAGCAACAATTCAGCAAGTATATGAGGCAAATCACCATCAATCATTCTTAGGTTCTGTAGCAAAGTGTTTGATTGCACTCCTGCAAACACAATCTTTGCGCCCATTTCTTCAAGCCTATTGATGCGCTCAGTTATTTTATTGTTCACATAGGTAGAGCGATTAAAATCATCAACATTGAAGCTTGCTGGATCCTTCAACTTAATCTCATAGATAAAATTGGTGCCAGTTCCTGCATTGAATAAGGTTGAGTCATGTCCAATGAGGGATTTAATGCTGAAACCTAAAGTCTGTTGAAGACCACAATGGAAATCCTCTATTTTGATTGTGATATCTCGTTTGTGGCCGACATCTTTAATAGAATAGACTCCAATACTTGACATGAATTGCTCAATGTCTGGAAATTTAAACGAACGGCCTGTTTTCTCTTTGAGATATTTGAAAAGAAGTTTGCTGTTTTTGGCAAAGTCTTCGATGGTAACATCAAATTGTTCTACTTTTCCAGTCTCACTATTATTTAGGTGTACATGAATGCAATCGGAATTGCGGATATAGTGTTTCTCAGTTTGTGCTTCTTTTCTGAGAATTTCAAGAATACGATAGTATTCCCCAGGGACAGCATTCAGATTCTCATCAGCTACATCAATTTTGCCATGTGCTAAGGCATAGAAGAAAGTGTATATCTCGCTCCATTCTCCTTTATTTCCGCTTAAAGCCATAACTATTTGTTGTTTAAAGTTTTCAATAACTGCTCTGCTGTTGCTTGGATAGCAGGAACAGCAACCGAATTACCAAATTGCTTGTATGCTGAAGCATCAGCAACAGGAATAATGAAGACGGGTTTGCCATCTCCTTTGTCATAAACAGGGTAGCCCTGCAAAGCACCCCATTCTCGAGGTGTCATACGTCGCCATCCGTCTTTGTTATACTCGCCTTTGATCCTGGTAGTCGGGGTCATATCGGTTTGACGATGGTCAATGACTATGTTCCTTTCACGTCCCATGCCGCCGACAACTATTGCATTGGCTATGCCGTCATCAGGAACGATTGCGTAACCAAAACCATGTCCTTTCGACTCATGTCGTTTTTTGTGTTCAATCAATGTGTTCTGGTAGGTGGTCGAGAGATAGTACTTAGATGCAACAGGCTCAGACTCTCTCACGTCAATCCAATGCTTGGTGACCTCTTTTTGTTCTGGGTAACTGAAATCTTCAGCATTTATACCCAGGTCTTTTCTGAAACCGACGATATAAATGCGTTCACGATGTTGTGGTACTCCAAAATACATTGCATTCACAATTTGAGGTGTAGGCACGACATATCCAACCTCATCAAGCGTGTTCAAGATCGTTTTTAATGTTTTGCCTTTATCATGTATGGCAAGGCCTTTTACGTTCTCCAAAAACAGAGCCTTAGGCTGTTTACGCCTTAGAATCTCCGCTACATCGAAGAACAACGTACCTCTTGTTTCAGCAAACCCAAGACGCTTTCCTGCTAATGAAAAAGCCTGGCATGGAAAACCGGCACATAGTATATCGAAGTTATCAGGAATATATTGTTTGGTACTCTCTAATGTGATGTCCCCGAAAGGGTATTCACCATAGTTTGCATAATATGTCCGTTGAGCTTGAGTATCCCATTCAGATGAGAAAACACATTTCCCCCCCAGATTCTGTAATGCCATTCTAAATCCCCCAATTCCAGCGAAAAGATCGATAAACGTGAATTTAGGATTATCGACAGCTTTGAAAGGAGGGCTGTAAATGTCTTTAAAGAGGTACGTATCGAGGGCGGAAGGTGAAGCAACGACAGATTCATCAAGTTCAACCTCTTTTGGGTTGTTCCTTACCCAATTAATCCATAAAGGAATAAATTGCTGTGCCTTTGGACGATATGTTTCATCGTATTCAGAACTGATGTTTTGCAGATAATGAGAAACTATTGCGGCTTGAGTCTCAAAGGGAATTATTGCTCCCTCAGAGTTTAGGCTGTTCTCATCGAACAGCTGAACCTTACCTGCTTTTCTTAGCCCGAAATCAAAAAGATTGAACGCCTTCGCCTTTTTCATGATTCGACGAGATTAAGAAGAGGATGAAACTCTGACATCACTTCGTAAATATCTCTGTTCTCACGCTCGCAAACTAGAAAGCACTCATCCATAAGACGATTGAAAATAGGAATTTCTTCATCTGAGAATGTTTGCTTGCCGGTTTCATCACTTACATAGTCTGCAAAATTATCGTCAGGATGAAAGGCGACTTTACGGTCATTGTACAGATACTTGGCTAAGTTCTGTACATCAACAATGGTCTCAATACTGTAGCTCTCGTCGTACATACTTTGAATATCATAAAAACCAAACTCCAATGTAGCCCAGCGAGCCGACCAAAGCTCATCACTACAAAGGAGTTCGTTGTATTATTCTATGTTGATTGGTCGTCGGCTGGTATAGCGATGGCAAAGATAAACATTTTTCTTGAAAATCTCATCATCATCAATAGATGATGAAATAATCTACCGTTGCAATCACGCTGCAAAGGTAGTGCAAAGGTGTGCCAAATACCTGGCACTGGAAAATGGAAAAAGGTTAAAACGAGTCATTTCCCTAAAATGGTTGACAGGTTTTGAGGGCGGTAAACTGAATTGGTTGATAGGTTTTTTCTGGCTCGCCTAAACGGGTTTACAGAGATTTGAACTTTTCTATAAGATTTGCCATGCCTAAAGATGCCGTCGATTGTATATGCTCGTAGCCAAGTGCGGTGCATTGTGGCATGTCACTGGGGTCGATGACAAACTTAGGTACTTCTTTGTGAGCAAATCGGATTAGGTCGTTTGCGGGATATACCATTAACGAAGTGCCAACAACTACGAATACATCGGCATTCTTGACTAATTCGATTGCTGTACTCATGCCCGATATATATTCCCCGAATAGCACAACAAAAGGTCGCATTTGTGAGCCATCACCAGCGTCATCGCCCAACTTGATAGGCACTGTAAGCGGATATTCACGGATAAATTGAGGATCCAGGCGATTGTTTGACGAACACACTTTATTCAGTTCGCCATGCAAGTGAAAGACATGAGTGCTACCGGCTCTTTCGTGAAGGTCATCGACATTCTGGGTGATCACGGTGACTTGATTGGTCTCCTCCAGCTCAGCAATTATACGATGCGCTGCGTTGGGTTGAGCCGTGGCAAGCTTCTGCCGTCTCATGTTATAGAACTCAAGAAACTCCTTGGGTGATTCGTCGAGACCGCTGATGCTGGCATAGTATTGCCATTGCTTATTGTTCCACATACCATCTTTGCCGCGAAAAGTGCTCAATCCACTTTCCACGCTTATTCCAGCTCCAGTAAGAAATACGATATGTTGGTTTTTCATCTGCTTATTATTGAGAAAAAGGCGCGGGCCGGATGCACCCCCTTTGAGGCCCTTAGGATGGCTGATTAGCGGTGCATTAGCGACCCGCGCCAATATGGCGAGAGTCACTATACAACCCTGCTAATCTAAATTGAAAGTGTCCTAAGTTTTCAAAGGGCAGGTGTATAATGGTCTTTCTTCTCCTCTATGTCTTGTCAAGCGTTGCCTTGACAAGGCAAAGATACGACATTTTTCTCAAACAGCATAATGCTGTGGAGAAAATCAATAGCCCCATTGTTTAAAGCATTTAATCAATAGAGACCTTCTGGGCATCAGTTTACCTTGGTGGAGAAGACTTGGATAGGTGACGAGATCACCCTTTCTATCAAGTTCGTAGAAAATCTCCGATACAGCATTGTCGAACCTTTTCTCGAGGTTGCCACATTTCAAAAATGCATCATACTTGCCATCGATTAAACCATCTTCTGTGATGCACAAATCTTCAAACTCATGTGTCAGATCAACAAGGAATGTACCACGATGAGCCGCAAGATTGAAGATGTCCGGGTTGACATCAAGGGAAATAAACATCATACCCACATAGGGATAGGAGCGTTTTACCACATGAGATGGTAGCCACTTGTCAAGCGGCAAGTCCTCACGATTTGGCAACAATGGTGACGGCTCATCAAACAGGTGGGCATTCTCGACACGAAACACAGGTTCGGGCAGTCCAAGCGACCAAATGTTGTAGTCATACGGCACTTGCTCAACTACATCCACATAACCGATAGGCACTTCGACAGGCAAAGTGTCGGTTGCGCCGAAGGTGCCATACACCTGCTCATTGTGGATGGCCATGATCCACTCCAGGGGAGTTTGGGGGTTAAACACTGGCCTTGTCGCTCTGATGATACAGCGGCATGGCAATTCTTCTGGTGCTACATCAAGATGAAGCACGTCGCAGGCATTCGAGCAGAGAGCTTCTGCATAAGGCTGCGGAATTGAAACAGTTTTGTTCATAATAATAACTGTTTAAATGGTTGATAAAAGTTGATAAACTCTTGCTGCCGAAGCAGCCAACCATATCCAAATCCGCAAAATAACATATAGCCAATGCCAAACACTGGCGCTGTCGTGTTAAAAGTCCTTATAAAATTCGCTTATGCGATTGAAGGACAGTCAATTTCTTCAACGTCGTAACAAAAAGTGCTATTAGATTCGGTAAAATTAATAACAGCAAATACCGTGCCATCACAGCACGCCGCTCGAGTTATAACCGAAGGTATCTCGATATGGGAACTTCTCACAACCGATGTAGAGCGTGTCGAAAGCATCCGTGCCGTCTGTGCGGTGCTGCAGCAGATCTTCTTCGGTCTCTGCGAGTTTTTCCCCACCCTTATCCTTACGGAATCCGTTGCGGCCGCGCACGACTCCAGCTGTCTGGATGGCGAGAATCAGGTCATCATTGTTTTGGCGGTTGAACATCGGCATGAGCCGTTGTTTACCGGCAAAACCTTGGTTGATGAGCAGATATTTCTCGTCGTGACGCATGGGATTACCGAGGTTGATATCCTCGACCTGCCAGCCATGGCGCTCGAACTCATGGCACACCACCCAATGGAAGTCCTGCTCGTTGACGGCATAGTTGCCGCCAAGGGCAGTGCTGTCGTAATAATACACAACTATCTTGCATTCGTGGTGCATGTAGTAGCGGCAGAAGTCGTCAATCAAGGCAGGGATTTTGCGCTCGAACTTCGTGTAGAAGGACTTGATTACATTGAGTCGTCGTCCCGACGGCTGCCCAGCCACAATCCAGTTGATATTGGCATTGTAGTCCATTCCTATGCAGATTGGGGCGAATGGGTTTAAGTCTTTATCTGCGCGGCTATCGAGTTCTGCAGCGTCGAAGTCATAGCCTAGACTATCGAGATAGTCGAAGTCGCTGTCGTTGTACTTGTGTCCCTCACGCATGGACGAATAGAATCCATCCTTTGCTATGCCTATGCGCTGGCAGAGAATGGAAGTCTGGAAAGTCTTGGGCGTGAGGTCGCGCTTCATCTGTTTGATGTACGACTCGCCGAGCAGCTGAAGGTTCTCAATCGAGGAGTACTCCTTGTAGTACACCGCTACGGAGCGCATCTTGTTGAGATTGGCATCGAGGCGACGAAGGTAGTTGAACAACGTCTTCGGTACCCCGCTGCCATGGGCGTTAAGCTCGCGTATGCGTTGCTTGACGCGCCAAATTTCAAAGATGGTGCCCTTGATCGTCTCGATGAGGTCAACATCCATCTTGTCCTGATAATGGAGAAACCACGAGCCTTTCTGCGTTTGCGGCATATCACTGAGTATCATTACTGAGTGATTGAACGAGTGGTGTCCGAAATAGGACTTGATACCGCCATTGGCAGGCAGTGTCTCGTCCTTGAGTCGCTCGTAATCGATGAACTTGGCCTCATCAATCAGGAGCCACGAAAGGGTCAGCGAGTTGCTGCTGCCCGGGCGATCCTGTGAGATGATGATGGCACAGGAGCCATTGTAAAAGGAAATGACGTGCTCATATTCTGCTGGTTCGATAATGGGCTTGCCAAAGGATTTAGGCGGTCGCCGCCCAATGACGTAGTGCAGCCCGTTGATGTACCCCCAGCGCTTCCATGCTGCCAACAGGCCCGGGATGGTGTTCGTCAGACCGTGCTTGTAGGTCGGAACAACAATACCGCCAGTGCTTCCGGGCATGCGTTGCATGTTACGCAGCACAAAGGGCGAGGCGATCGAATCTGTCTTGCCGGTTCGTCGCCCCGCCACGATAACGGTGGTATTGGCGCCAATCAACTGCGTCAAGCGTTGAGGGGCGTTAAAGTATATCTCTTTCTTGGGCTGGGGCGTCATCTTCATCTTCAATATTTTCGGGAAACAGTGAAGGGAGTTCGAGGTCGGGTTCCTCAAACTCAACATCCTCGATGTCCATGTTTTCCGCCTGGTACTTCTTCAGGAGCGCATGGATACGCTCATTGATGTTGGGAATTGGCTTAATGCCCAACACCGTCGGGTCATCCGTTGCGGTGAACGGCTGCACCACAATGAGGTCATAGGGAACGGCCTGCTCGTCCTCCAGGTCAACACGGTTGTACTTGGCGTAGGAGGAAGCGGCCTTCTCCATCGTCTTCGTGTCCTTGCGCTTCTTGGCCATCTGGTAGGTCTCCAGAATCATCTCGTTATAGCGATACCGATGGAAGTCACGGCTGGCCTGAGCGAGGTGCGGCAACAACGCTTTGACCACGGCAAGATCGTTGTATGCCTGCATCCTGCTGACGCCATGGCGTGAAACAGCTTGCTCGACAAACTGGCGATCCTTGCTGTCAGGGTTGGAGAGGAACCAATTATATTCATCACGAATACGCATGATGCGTTCAACAATGCCATCAGCATAGCGTTGTTGAAGTTCGTCCTTTGCCGTGAAAAGGTCGATGCGGCATATTTCAAGCGTAGAGGGATTAGGCATGGTTACTCGTCATCTTCCATATCCAGCAGGTTGCGGTGGGCATTCTCTATGGCCAGCGGCGAGCCGACCTGCGCCAGCATCATCTCCTGATGGTGGAGTTTCACTTTCGATGCCGCTTTGCCACGGAGGTAACGCTGGCTTACCTCGGTGGTGCGGTCAGCGATATCTGAGCGGAGAACTTCGGCAGGTATGCCGAGGATCACCGCCATGTCCGATATCTTCAGGTAGATTGAGGCGAACTGCTCAATCTGCTGCAATTCTTCTTGCGAATAGTTCATTGAGCGGAACGGAATGATTGGTGATTAAATCCTGGATCTGTGCGTGAAGCGTGCGGAAGATGTCGAGGTCGGTTGTCACCACGGCACTCTCACATCGGTTACCGCGTGTGAGGTTTTGTGACGTGATGATACTGACCACCTCTCCCTTCTCGCTGCGCACGAGCAATACCTTGCTGTGGTTGTCGGCAAGGTAGGTCGTGTTGATGACCTGTGTGATGAACGCCCAGAGCTTGAGGGTTTTGTTGGTGGCCTTATGGTCGAGTACCAGGTTGAAACGGGTGACGAGCCCGGACTTCTCGATGAAGAACAGCCTACGGATGAACTCTTCGGAGATTGAGAATGAGGTCTGCCACACCTCGGACTTGCCGAGTTGCTGCAGCACCCAGTCGAGGACGTCGGCCACCTGCAGGGCGTTGGAGAGATAAGCCTGGTAAGGTTTATCTCTCAACGGCTGCAAAAAATCCGATATGTCGGCGGTGCGTTTCATCTTTTTGTATTACCTTTGCAGCGAGGATTCCGTAGCTAATGACTACCGATTCCTCGCCAGAATGAGGAATGAGCAATCGTTCCTCAAACTTTTTAAAGGATTCCCAACTCTTTCAATTCCTTGGTCAGCTTCTCGGTCGGGTTGATGACCTTGGCATAGTTGGCGAGGATCTGAGCCTTTAGTTCCTCGCTGGGGTTCTTGCGATAGCGACCCTTGGCAAGGTTGATCATCCTGACGGCCTTCTTGCTTTCCTCACGGACATCGACGGTCAGCTGCTGCTCGCCGTCCGTGCCCGTGTAGTGGTCGTACTGCTCCCAGTTGGAGTGCAACCGTTTGTCAAGGGCTATCAGGTCCTTGAGGAACGGGTAGCGGTCGCAGTCCCGTGCGGGCTTCTCATCAGTTGACATCGTGCGCAGACGCAGGTGCAACTCACGCATCTTCTGGACGATGCCAAGGTTCTCTACATAGAGAGCCTGGATCTCATCAGGCAGCTCGTCGTGGTCAGCACGCTTACCCGCCTTGAACTCATTGGCAGGTTGCTGCTGGTTGACTTCAAGATTGCGGTTGACCACAATCTTGTCGACCTCTGCCTGCATCGCCTCAACCTGCTCATGAGTGATCTGGTTGAGTCGGAACGACAGGCGCTTCTTCAGCTGGTACTCGATGAACTCGGCACGTCGTTTCGGATTAACCATGAGGTTGCGGTACATGATCTGATTGCCCGTGAGCTGGAGCAACAGGAGTGCGCCCTCAGCGTAGTCGCGTTGCTCAGCGTCCTGGGCAAGCCAGTTCTGCACCTTCTCTGTAAACTTCTGGTTCATAATTATTTAGATTCAAAGTTTATTGTTCACATTGGTCACATAAAAACAATTTTTATTGTGGGCATTGAGCAAACGCTTCATCGCCGCCAATGTCTGCCCGGTTGTCACAAAGTCATCGTAAACTATGACGTTGGGCTCATTGGGCAGCACATTGAGCTCAAAAACCGCGTTCACTCGTTGCTTGGTGTGGCAAAATGCCACATCCTCGTAGAACGGAATCTCCAGCATCTGGCCCAGTCTCTCGCTGATGAGCGTTGCGAAGTTCTTGACTTTATGCCTTCTCTTGGGGGAAGTGCAGATGCACCAGGAACCCAAGTGGAGGTTATAGCCCAGCATCTCCTTGATCACGGGGCAGATGTTGTCGGCAAAAAACGCCACCATGTCAGGGTCGCCCTTAATGTCGGTGAGCGTCCGTCCGTAGACGGTCTTTTGCCAGATGGAGATGAAGTTCACGTCCGAACGGCGTGTCAGGCGCAGTCTGTAGGAGAAGTCACACCGCGCTTCGGTGGACTTGTCCCACGACTTGCGCTTCTGCACCTCAAACAAATCCTTTTGTCCAGGGTGCGTCTCGACGCTCGGTAAAGTGACATCGAGAGAACTCAGGTCGGCTGTCGGGAAGTCCAGGTCGTCTAAGACCCCGTTCATGTCGAGCCCAATTCTCCCGATGTCATTGCTATCGTCGTCCATTACGGATTACCTTGCGGCGTTGGCGTTAGGATCCTCGCCGCCATCAGCGTCATCTTCAGGCGCAGGGTTGAGTGTGTTGGACGGATTCAGGTTGTTGAGACCTTCTCCGTTATCCTTGCCGCCAGTGCCGTCAACGGGGGTCAAACCATCATGGGGATTCCACGGAATGATTGTACCACCGCCGTTGCCGCCATCATCCTTCTCGTTGATGATGCCGTCTTCGGTGACAATCTCACCGTAATAAAACGGAGCGGGGCACTCGTCGGTGGCCTCCACGTTGAGGGTGGTGCTGGTCGTGCCGGTGGCACCCTGGCCCAGATCCTGGGCTACGGTGGATTTCACCTGCCACTTCTCGCTGCCGACAACACGGAACTGCCCGCGGACGGTCTCAACGAGATAGACGCAGTCGTTGTTGTTGACATAAGCGGACAGAGCCGAAGCCTCCACGCCCACACTGGGATGGACGGCCACGAGCTTGTTGAGCTGCGTCTGGCTGGGGAACTCGCCCTGGGCCTCGCTGGTCAACTGCGACTTGTCGGTCAGGATGTCGATGAACTTCCAGGTGGCGTCGGCTGCGAGCACAAAGCTGCCCGTGTAGGCTGCGCTAGTCAGACGGCCGAGCGCGTCGTAGGTGAGCGAGGGCCAAGCCACGATCTGGTCTTTGCTGATGTAGTAGATGCGACGCTTGATGCCGGGGAGCTCGGGAGTTCCCTGGCACCAGGCGAGCGACTGTTGGATGGTTGAACAAACGGTTGCCATTATTCTAGTCGTTGTTAAGGGTTAAACATGTTTGCCGTTTATCAGGCTGCCAGCTCGATGACCTTCATGCGGCGGTAGTCGATGCTCTCGAACTGCACGCCGAAGAACATGGTGGCGATGTACGAGAGGATGAAGGGCTCGTACTCCTTCACCAGGATGGATTCCACGTCGCTCATCTGGTCATATCCAACGAGCATGTTGCTCTTGGCGGTGACATGGATGAACTTGCTATCCATCTTGTTGTACAGAGGAACAATGGTCAGGCGGCCATTGCTTCCTTCCACCGTGGTCTGGTCGTACTTGTTGTTGTACACGATGCCGCCGTGCGTGAGCAGGTAGGCCTCGTTGTACTTGTCGGCGAAGTCCTGCGAGCAGTACATGATCAGATCCTGGGACCTCAGTCTCGGGTCGAGCGAGAACAGGATTTCCTTGGCGATGTCCACTGCGTTGGCCGTGGTGATCTCCTCGGTGAGCTTCATGTAGTTCTTTTTGGCCACGCTGATGTTGCCTGCGGTGATCTCATTCGACGTGATGGTGTCGAAGCCGTCGAACAGGTCGGCGGTCGTGTCGCCGCTGGCGTTGCGCACGCCGTTCCAGAGGGCATCGTTCAGGTGGCTTGAGAGGCCCTTGGCAATCAGGGCAAGCACATGCAGCGCCGTCGGAGCCTGCATCTGTCCGTCGCCCTTGGTGGCGCCGGTCGCGCCGAGGATGGTGGATACGGCCGAGTTGGGCTCGAACTTGGCGACCACCGAGCCGAAGTAGGTCTCGAGGGTGCGGTAGTCGACGTTGAGGTTGAAGTCGGTGGAGCGAGAGGGCTTGTAGGGCGCGAACTGCGCGTCACCGCTGATGGCGCCCACATTCTCCTTGTAGCGGATGCCGGGGCGGCCCGTCATGTACTGCAGGGTCTCATAGCAGCCGATGATAGGCAGCATGAGCAGTTCCCTGCGGTACTTCGTCGCAGCTTCCTGGAACTGCTGCGGGGTGAATACTAATTGTCCTGCCATGTTTTTCTTTCGGATTAGGGAACAAGGTTATACAATGCTTTGGCTTGGTTGCAGGTCTCGACATAGCTCTGCACCCCGTCCTGGGGCTGGTGCTTGTCCGACGTGCCTTCGTTGATAACTGCGGTGGAGCTGTCGGCGGGCGACTTCTTCACCGCTGCGAGTTCATCGGCGAGTTCGGTGTTACGGCGGTCACGGGCGGCCAGGGCATCCTCGATGGCCTGCATCTGCGCCTCAGTGAGCGTCACACCGTTCTCACCCACGGCAAAGCCCTCCACTTGGAGGACCTTGCCCAGGAGTTCATAGGATCGTTTCATAACGGTTACAGCTTCTTTTGTCTGGTTACTAATACTGTCTGTGCTTTCAATGGTTTGTGGAGTCTCGGGATTTCCACCTTCAGGTGCAGCGGGTTTCTCGGCTGCAGCGGTCACGGGGGCTTCTGTCCTTGACTTGAACAGGGAGGCAATCGAGGTGAGGAACCGGGCGAAGGCCGTTTCCTTGCTCTCGGTGGGCACGTTGGGGATGGGCATGCCTGCCGCTGCCATGGCCGAGGCCACGGCGTCGGTAAGCACGGGCTTCTCCTCGTTGAGCTCCGTGATCTCATCGACAAAGCCCCACTCGCGGGCCTCCTTGGCATTGAGCCAGCCGCCCTCCTTCATCAGGTTGAGCAGGTCGGCCTGCGGCTTGCTGGTCTTGGCGGCATACATCGCGGCGATGTTGTCGTCAAGCTTGTTCAGGTCATTGATGGCATCCTCGCAGTGGTCGACGAGCTGCGCGAGCTGGTCGGCGTTGAGGTTGCCCCACTCGAAGAACTCCATGCTGCACTTGTGCACCAGGTACATGGCGGAGGAGTCGATCGAGATGTACTTGGCACCGAGAGATGCGACGGTTGCCGCACTCGCGTTCATGCCCACAAAGTGGACCGTCACGTCGCCGTGACGCTTGAATGCGGATGCGATGGAGAGCGCCGTGGCGACCGAACCGCCAAGGCTGTCGATGAGCACGTGGACCGGCTTGCCCTCGTTGCGGGCAAGCACATAGTCCACATAGTTGCGGTCGAAGTCGTAGCCGCCCACTTGCCCCTTAAGGTGAAGGTGGTATTGTGTGTTTTTCATAGGATAGATTACATTTTCTCGCTACAAAATTATAGCGATGAACACC